ATCATACACTTCTACACCTACTAGACGACCTCGAAACGTGTAACCTATTGATTCTAAAGGAAAACGTGTTTTCTTCATCCGAAAACGCGGTGGTGTAACCTATTGATTCTAGTAGGGCTTTTTGGGATGTAGAAATTGCTCCATCAAACGCTCGGCTTGAGGAATCGTCATACAGACGACCGTCATAGCCGTCTTACTCGTCTTATCAGTCAGGACGCAAACGATGTCGCTGCTATTGACAACAAGCTCAGCAACCTTGGTACCAATTGCAGACGATCTATAGAGTAGACTCATTGTTGTATTGCTCCACTAGTTGTAGAAGTCTCTGCTTAACGTCTGGAAGTTCGTAATGGGGTCCAAAGTATACATTATCTACCTTTTTGAACTTCGTACTAGGAAATTCCAATTTGTAATGATGTAGCGCAGCTCCAATCGATTGGGCAGCATCGGCTGCGATTGGCTCAGCATACACATTGATGTTAGGAAAGTGTTTCTTGACCTCAGAGTTTCCTAAGATGTTAAGAGCACAACCACCACCAAGTATTACATTATCACTATACTTGATTTTCAATGCAGATGCAACTCTTTCTACAAATATCTTTTCAAGAGCCTTCTGAACATTGTATGCTAAGTTCTTTTTGGTTTGGTCATCAGGGCTATCGAGTTCAGGATAGCATTGAACATCTATATGACTGTCATATCTAAACAAATTACTATTGGATATAATTGTATCATCCACGAGCATGGATGGCAAGTTGTTTGGTTTTCCGTAGGCTGACAAGCCCATCGTCTTACCAGCATCGACACTATAGAATCCAATATGTCTGGTCACCGTGCCATACATCTTGCCAATATCCAAATGAGTAGTGATTGTAACAGGAAACCTAAAAGACTTCTTCTTATCAGATAGTTTTTGATTGTCCCATCCTGTCTTTTTTGATGATTCAAATTTATATAAGATTTGCTTATGGAGAGTCTCAAAGGTATCTTTAGCATAAAAGATAGAAGTTGTTTCTGCAAATGAGGCATCTTCATGCTGCTCTGCTGAACCAAAGCCATCAATAATAATACAGATTGCATCATCGAGGCCAGAAGTATAGTAACCGGCGGCGGCATGGTAGAGGTGATGTTGGGCATTATCAACAACTGTCCTTTTAGATTGTATTCCAGCGTTCCTTACTTTACTCAATAAGGTCTCTACTGTCTCTGATACCTCAAAGGCATTGAACATTGGATACTTTTCAAACTTTGCATGGACATTGATAAGAACCAACTTATCAACAGTCCTAGTGTATTTTGCAATTACATCAATATCACACTGCTCCACCCTTTGGGTGTGCTTCATCCTATTGGTTCTTTCACAAGAAAAGGCAACGACTATCTCACTGTCTTTAAGTAGACAGATAGATGAATCGTGATTGGATGAGGATATTGCTAGTGTATAGTAGCTCATTTGGAAACAAGCAACTCAAGCTCAGGTAGGTAGAGATAGTCTATCTTAGACTTTGCAAATGTCTTAAACGCATCATCAATTGTTTCTACTAGAGGCTCACCACCAAGATTCAATGATGTGTTTAGTATCATTGGCACACCAGTCAACTGATAGAATGCCTTGATTAGGTTATAGTAGTGAAAGTTTTGCTGCTCTGTAACAGTTTGTATTCTACAAGACCCATCGACATGAATTACAGATGGAATGATATCCTTCTTATCTTCTTTGCAGGTGAAAGAGAATGTCATATAAGGTGATTCAGGAATGCCAAGCATATTAAACCACTCATTTGCATGCTCTAGCATGATTGATGCAGCTAGTGGTCTAAAGTACTCTCTGCCTTTGATCTTATTAACGTGATCTCTACCATTGAGATCAGTAGGTGTATAGAGCATTGATCTATTGCCAAGTGCTCTTGGACCGCTTTCGGATCTGCCTTGAAATAATGCTACAATCTTCTTATTAGCTAATAGTTTAGCTACATCACTATACTGAATATTTTCTTGCACATTCATAAATGTAATTTTTCTCAAGATTGTATGATGGACCTTGGTATAAACCAAATACTAATTTATTTATATCCTTGGTCCTAGTATAGTATTCATAAGCTGCTACTCCAAGAGCCACCGTACCATCAGCTGCTATTGGATCAACAAATACATTGAGGTTGGGGTATGTCTTCTTAATTAATGAATTGCCAAGAATGTTTAGAGCACATCCACCACTTAGCACAAGATTGTCTGTTTTAATTTTACTAGCTAGGTCAACAAAAACACCTTCAAGGTCTTTCTGAATATTGTAAGCCTTCTTAACATTCTGATCTGTTGTAGGCTCATGTCCATATGCTGATAGGCCCATTGTCTTACCTTCACCAAATGTACCAAACCCAATGCTAGATGTTACTTCAGCATACTTCCATCCAATATCAAGTGCTTCTGTTACACTGACTCTTGAGCTCTTGAATCTTGATCTAAATGCTTTTTTGTCATCTTCTGTATATACTAAAGGCTTCTTATCATAGAGACCGATGACAAAGTGTTTATCGGTACACACAATTTGTGGGAACCTTGCATCGTATAATGATGTCGTTTCCGATATTCTGACCTTTGATTGATTGAGCTTATATAGTGCTCCGGCACCATCAATAACTACCACAGTAGCAGCATCAAAGTGCGACATGAAGAAGCCAGCAGCTGCATGTGACATATGGTGAAGACTACTATCATTTCTGAAAGTAGTTACACCAACATTTTGGTCAGCTAGGTATTTGATTATTGTTCTAAGATTTTGAGAAGAACCACTAACCTGAATTACACTATCAATCTTGTTAGTGTAGCCTTTAATTAGGTCAAGAGACTTGTATGGTATACCTCTATGGTATTTGTCTCTATTCAATCTCTCTTCATGTATAAACAAAAGAACTTCATTATTTCTAAGAAGTGCTATTGATGAGTGATGAGATAGATTGACACCAAGAGTGTACATTACTTCAAGGGATGATCAGGAAACTCATTGTAGCACTGATTCTTAATGCAGTAGAGATTGAGAACACCCTTCTCATAACCTCTTGCTTCAACTTCCCATGGGAACAACCAGTACTTCTCAACAGAGTCAATCTTATAGTACTTCTTATGGAACTTAATCATCATATTGCCATTTCTATACACTTGCTTCATCTGGCCAGTAAGTGCCTGTCTGATATGAACAGTTTCATGGACAATTGTTTCTAAGAATGTTGCCTTAGTAAACCTGGTAATGTTCTTCTTAGCAAAGAAGGGGTTAATCCAAATAATAAAGTTTCTTGGACCTTGTCTTTCGCTATAGTCCTCAATGTGAGCATCCATATAGGCTAATGGAACAGCATCAACATCATGAATAGTGCCATTAGTTAGTGACTTATCAATTCTAATACTAATCGATTCAAGTTTGTCTCTTTGTCTTTTGGTAAAGATCTGGTCAACAGTAAAACGCGTCACGGCAACAACATGCTTGCGCAACTTAGGGTTTATTTTATTTGTGCAGGTAATTCTCATAGGGGTAGCTTTGGTTGCCTCTGGATCATGTTTTGGTCTTCACACTCAGCTTCAAGCTTTGTTCGGATAGCTTCCGACTTTTTAATTAGAGAGGCAACAGCTTCAATCTCAATATTGTGTTGTTCACAATACCACATGATTGCCTCTAGGTAACCCATACCTTTCTTATGAACACAACTTTCGATTGCTGTCTGAAAGTTATTAACAGTAACTCTTTGATCTAAATCAATCATGCTTCTAGTACCTCTACACCTGCTTCTTGGAACATTGTTTGAGCGAGTCTGATGGACTCTTCCCATCTTTTAGAAAAAGTATTATCCAGAGGAACAGAAGGAAACACAACGCGAGTAATACCAGACTGAATGATACTACCAGCACAAGAAGCGCAAGGATGGTGAGTAACATAGATTGTACAACCAGCCGGCCGTAAAAGGGAATTGAGGATAGCATTTTCTTCAGCATGCTTAACAACCTGAAGTTTAAGTTCTTTATTATTTAGTATGTGATCATGGTCACATACACCTCTTGGCAAACCATTGTAACCAAGAGAGACAACTCTTCGCTCACTATCAACAATAACAGCACCAACCTTAGTAGATGGGTCCTTTGACCATTGAGCAACATGAACGGCTAAACCAATAAACCTTGCATGCCACTTCATTTGTGGGTCAGGTTCACCGTAAGGGTAGTTGAAGGGTAAATCTGTTATTGTCATAAAAAGAAAGGGGCTAGAGAACCTAGCCCCCTTCCATACTCTAGTGCCTATTGGGAATTAGGCAGCGTGGGTGTAGAGCGAGCGAACGGCGATCTGAGTACGACCGGCCTTCATGTTGCGCGTGAAGCGCTTGGAAGGCTTACCGAGGCGGTAAACGGTCGACGTACGGCCATTGGCAAACGTCTTACGGTTCGAGTAGATTGGGAAACCAGCAAAGCGAGCTTCGCTAACGCGAGCAGCAGCACCGGAACCAACCTTCTTCTGAAGCTGAGCGAGGGTCAAACCATTGCGGTTCTTCTCGAGAACTTCAACAACGCGTGTCTTAGTAGTATTCATTTCAATAACTCCATATTTAACTAACTTAACAAATACTTGACATCACACTTATCAAGTAGGGCATATTGTAGGCTACTTCAGACTAGAAGTCAACAGGGCGCTTTAATAATTTTTTAGCTAACTTGACCTTCTCGAGATACTCTCTTGTTAAACCACGCTCACGACCGAAAGCCTCAATTTCCCAAGGTTGGTCAAAATAGGCTACGCGGTTAAGATTATACTTCTTATTCTTAAATACAGATACATTAAAATCTGTTGACGGAAGGTCAATTAGTTCGTTCTTTACAAACTGTTTAACGTGAACCATTTCGTGGGCAAGTGTACTAATAATATACTTCAGGGATACTTTAGGTGGTGTGTTAATACAAATACTGAACCGTCTTGGTTGTCTATTGTTATCCATCCACTCAACATGGCCGCACTCATCGCCATATTTAATTTCTGGCTTTCTAACGATCTTTAGTCTAATGGTAATTTGTTTGTTGAGTGTCTTAGAAAAGAATCTATTAGAGAAGAATCTAGCAAATTGTCTACAATGCCTTTGGTGTATTTCTGTTCCACCTTCGATTTGTAGCCTCATTTGATAGCTCCTATGAAATCAGTATTAGTTCTGCTTTGCCAACTAAATTCAACTCATACGGTCTTTTGTTTATCAAATTAAACATGCTTGCCTGCTTCTGCCTACCGTTTTCCCCAAATGTAACATCACCACTTATTACTAATGCCTTGGTGTTTGGTTGAAGAACATAATCAGCTACATTAATATAATGTAGTTGGGGATTGATGACTTTAGGCGTCGACATACACAATGTGAATCCGGATTCATATATAAGAGCTCTTCTAGGACGCAAGTGATTTATACTTCTAAGATCTAAAAAAGTTCCCGGACCGTAAATCCCATTATACTCACCAAAGTTATCCCACAACTCAGTTGTTATTCCACCAACTAATGGGAAACATGTAAAGAAGACATCATCATCAAACTCAACACAAGTGTTTTTAAGATGGTGTGTTTGTAATATACGAAGTCCATTAAAACTAATTATATGGCTTGTAAGCATTAGACAACTTTACCAAAAGGAATAATTATTGTTTCAATATCAACCAATTTTTGTTCCCCCACAAACCAGCCCATCATTATTTTCCTAACAGCCTTTTCTGTCTTATGCCCATTAGGAAAAACAATCTGTACTTTGCCAATATTAGTTAGGCGGCCTGTTGCTTTAAGAGCTGCAAGAGGAAATCCTTCCGGCAAATCTCTCATTATGCTTGTACGATTGTGAATGTTGCAAGCTTACCAGAACCAGTTACAACTGAACCTGGTTGAACAATGTGTATAGCTGTTTCAGCATCTAACACAGCACCGTCGACTGTAACAGATCCCTCTAGAACAATACCATAAGCATCAGAAGCGAGTGTTAGAGAATCAGTAACATCAACGAGTACCAAATTAGTAATTACTGGAGGCACATCCTTCTTTGTGCCCATTAGAATTACCGACACAACCTCGTCGGTGCCGGCCTGAATAACCTCAACACCACTTTCGTGAAGGGTAACTGGCACTTGTTCACCAGTGACGCTATAAGCGATATGGGCATGGGCTCCGCCAAAGCGGTGGGTTTCGTTGGCAGCTAGTTTTTTCTTATGGACGAAAAATACATTTTCGAGTGTTGCTTTACCGTAGAAGCTCATAGGTTTGTACTCCTAATTCTTGACTGTTTTAAAATATGATAAATGTGTCTGTTGCAGGTTTACCATATCAAAAGCCATAATGATTATGGAAAGCTTCTCTAGCCTGCTTAAATAATGTTAGATACTGATATGTAGTTTTTCTAAATATTTGAGGTTTATTATCCTCATCATTTGCTATCATAACTACTAGACTATTTATGGGCTCATTTGTCAGCTCATACCAAGAACAAGCATAGGCAGCTGTTTGCATGAAATAGTGCTGAATCCAGTCTTCATTCTTGGATTTGCTAGACGTCTTGAAGTCAATAACACTAAGTTTACCATCATACATACCAATACAGTCTACTGTACCAGCTACCTTTAGATATGGTGACCATAGCTGGGTTTCTAGCGCTCGGATTTCAGTTACATTTTCGTTTAGGGAATCGCGCAACTTGTGGAATAGAATTTTAGCATCTGGCATTGCCTTTTCATAAAGAGCGCCAAATTTATCATCATTCAGAATATACTTTTCCGCTAGGTTGTGAACTACAGTCCCTCTACCAGAGGCCTTTCTAGATATCTTATTTGCTTCTTGTTCGCCAACTCGGGATCGCCACTTCTGGATACTGTCTTTTGTAGTCAGGCCTGTCACAGAAGTAACGGATGGAACTTTTGCCCCATCTGGTAACACATACTGTCTTGGCTCACCATCAATTCTTTCAAGTTTGTCAAATTTGTAATTATCTATTTTTATATCAAAGTTTATTCTATTCATTAATAATACCAATCTAAATTTGTATTCGCACTGTAAATTTTGTACTCGTTGTTTTGGTTGTTGTTGAGTTTGTCATAAACAATCTTAGCTATCTGGGCATGCTCTTCTTTAGTCCAGTACCGAACTAGCTCCCCTTCTCCTCTTTGTATTATGTTATCATACATTGTCGAGGTTGGAAAAATATAATTTGGTATGTCAATTCTTGGATTCATAGTCCATGCATCAAACATTAACCACTTGCAACCTATTGTTTGTAATCTCTGAGTGATAGCTGAGCACATGACTATATGCATTTGGCTGAACCATGTCATATTGAAGAATGGACCAAATGTTAAATCTGTTAGAGCCTTTGCTTGTTCATCCACTGTTCTTTTAGATAAAGCCCTAAAGAATCTTTTGGTTACAAGATTACCATCCATTTCATTGATGTCACCTGGTAACTTTGGTGCTGGGGGTTTGTGATTTAGGTTGACACCAAACTCAAACCTCTGGTTATCAGATAGAGCTATGATGACAATATCATCTTGCGTTAGGGGCAGCGTTGCTACTAACCTAGCCATCCTCCAATTGCTGCCACCAGGAACAGATAGGTTCTTATATGGCAAAGAGAGGAGGTCAGCTAGCTGTCTAGGCCAAACTGACTCAATCCTTTCTTGCTCTACTTTGAAATTGAACCCGTAGGTAAAGCTGTCACCAATAGCATACAACATTGCCATAATATATTTTGGTTCTTATACAACCTTAAATGTAATCAACTTACCGTTACCTTCAACTGTTCTCTCTTCCTCTCTTATACCAAGAATATAGAGATCTGCATTAGAGTCAACCGTGGTGTCAGATACAGTTATTGTTCCTTCTACCACCACAGCATAGGTATTAGGTGGAATAGCATACGACCCACTAACTGTAATAGTTGCAACATCAGTTGGCAACGGATCAGTTGCAAAACTATTAGATTGTTTGCCAAGTGTAATAATTGTTAACACAGGGACAGCATTACCGGTCTCTAGCTTGACAATGTTATTACCAAATACATTTTCTGGCACATATGCTGTGCCAGGCTGATATGAGAAACCAACTAAGTCGCTATTCGTTTGGCACTCGGTTACAGTTATGGAACCAGAACCTTCACACACATATAGAATATCAGCTCTTGCTTTATAGACGCTGTTCGAGTATGACATTGGAAGTGAGGTTATATATTGATTTGCAACCCCCTCATATCTCATAAGGTTTATGCCATCAACTTGTTTTAGTCCATAGTATCTCATAGGAAGTTACCTTTCTTTACTTCCATTTCATGGGAATGGATATATGTGTTAGTCGTTGGATCGACATAACCATATACCCATGTTTGTACACCAGGTAATTTGGATTGGATGTCAACACGCTCAATCAAATCAGGATTACCACAAACTTTGTAATCCGTGGTGTTGCTGTTAACAATAGTTACATCTGGAAATATAATGGACTGTTCTGGGCCTGACATATTAGAATCCGTGATAGTTATAGTGCTAGTAAAGGATATTTATGCTACGCACATTTTAGCTTCAGAAGCTTACCTATCCAAACCCTAGTTCTGTCCTAGCAATAATATATTTCTTAACAAATCCTGATCTCACTATATCATCCACTAAAAACTCAATATAGTCAACATCTGCGACGGTATTTAAAATCTTCATAAAGTCTTTTAGGCCAGACTTATCCTTCGTTGACTGGAGATCTGTTTGTCTATAGTCACCGCAGAAGATGATCTTGGAATAGTCACCCACTCTTGTAATGACCGAATCAAGTTCACCAAATGTCATGTTCTGGATTTCGTCTACAATGATGATTGTATTATCTAATGTAAGACCTCTTATAAACGATGTTGACATAAACTCAATTACACCAGACTCTTTAAGTAGGTCATACCCATCAACTCTTTGGGTTAAACAATTAATGATTTCTCTGTATGGTTGCTCGTATACGCTTAATTTTTCTTCTAGTGTTCCTGGCATGAAGCCTATATCTCTTGTTGGAACACAACTGCGGACTATTGCGATGCGTTTAAACGCTTTATGCTCTATAACTTCTTTTAGAGCAAGGTAGAGGCTGACGAATGTCTTTCCAGTGCCTGCGATACCGTGTAGTAGTAAATGAGATTTGTAGAACGACTCAAATACTTTCTGCTGCGCTTTTGTTATTGGATATATCTGATGTAGCTTGACTCCTTGCTGATGTTGGTTACCGTTAACTGCTAGTCGAAGTTTCTTCCGAGCTTTGTTTGGCATTGAGTACTACCTTTTTTACCATGTGTTGATATTCGACCTCTTATGCTTGGATTTAATATTTTTAAGGACGTCACGGAACCCAGCATCAGGCTTTTTAAGGCCGAGGCGGTGTGGATCTCCTATCGGCGGAGCCTGTGTGATAATGGTCTTCAAATGAGGATTGGCAGCGAGGTACTCTTCTCGTGCGGAGATCGACATGAACTCCTCATGGACCTCACCCGTAAGGGTGTTTTCAAAAGTGTATGTAGGCATATGTTTATTTATCAATCTTGAAGTTTTTGCCAGTCAAGTTATTAACAAAATGTAGAAAATTTTCTGCTTCTCGCTTCTTGCCTCGAATTATAAAAAAGACCACGGCTGCATTAACGCCAGCCAGTGTACCTTTCATTGCACCTTGGTAATACATCCAGGTACCAAATACACAACTCATGAAAAACCAGAGAATGTGGATTGCATATTGTTCTATCATTATTAGCGCCTATAGTCTAGGTCGTAATCATCAAAAAAGTCTTCTTCCATGTCTTCACTTGAAAGTCTCTTTAGTGCATCAAGATCGTGTCCCCTTAAAGCATTACGAATATGCTTTTCACTACGGTCCTTCTGCTTTGGTTTAGATGGGCGGTCCTCATAATCCTCAAAGCGCTGGTTACGAGAATACTTCTTGATCGTCATGGAACTATAAACCTCTTACTTGACATCATCCGGTAGGATATCAGGGAATGCTAACTTAGCAACATCAGCTGTGATTCCCTTATACAGCTTATGTAGTTTCTTGTCCTTGGCAGCAACAAGCATATCAGCTTCTGCGCCAGGTAAAGATTCGATAATAGTAATAAAGATATTCTCTCTTTTTAGCTTTGTTAGATTCTGGCCAGGTTGGTCAACAAGGTAACCAAACTTACGAGCCTCAGCATGAATAAAACCACGGTGGTATTCATCCTGCTGCTTCTCAATTCGTTTGAATGGAGGAGCACCTTCTGGTAATGCTGCCACAACATTAGGGTGGAACGCTAACTGAAGAACACTCTTCAATGCAAACGAATCGTTAGCTTTTAGAACATCTGCTCTCTCTTGTTTTGTCTTAAATTTATTAGCAACTTCTAGTACATCAAACACATTACTATTCATTAGAATTCTCCCTTAAAAATCATTAATATGTTCCATCAGGTTCTTTAGTTTGAACTTGATGAAGTAGTTAAATAAATCGCCTTTCTTTTTACTTTCCTGCTCATTGAACTGAGTGAGGATATCGTTATAGACATCTACTGGAATCTTAGATAGGTCTACAAGGGCTTCGTTTCTCTTATAACCACGAAGCATGTTTTGGTCGCAGAAGTCCTCTGGTGCCTGCTTGACCCATTGATCAAGACTCTTCTGACGAATTGGTTTCTGTCGACCACCAGAGATGAAGACATCATCACCAGACAGGAAGTTAGGAACACCATCACCAGAGTCGCCCTTTAGGATATGTTCCTTTAGATAGACATCAGGATTGTTATGGGAGATGAACTTCTTACGGACAGGGTCATACTGTCTTACGTTTACAAACTTCTGAAGCTGGATGAAGTCCTTATCCCCAGAGAGGATAAGAATCTTTTCTGCACTACCTGTCATTAGCAATGCACCATTGTTATGAACAAGAGCTGAGATGATATCATCTGCTTCTGCCGTCTCGATCTTTAGGACTCTGTATGGAAAGTACTCCTTCAGCTCTTCTCGAATCTTATTGAAGCACTCGAAGATCGAGGTCCAATCTATGTCCGATTGTTCTCTAGCCTTCTTTCGGTTAGCCTTATAGTAAGGATAGATCTTTCTACGCCAATAGTTCTTATCGTCACATGCAATTACAAGTTCGCCATACTCCTCACCAAACTTCTGTTTGTAGGAACGTATCGCGTTCAAGACCATGTGACGGACAAGGCCTTCTTCAATCTTGGCATCTGTATGGTTACCAAGTTGCATCATTAAATTTGATATCATTACTTGGTTTAGGTCAACAATTATCATGCTGTATCTGGTCCTTCATCATCCGGATTCTCGTCGGCAGTATGCCATTCCGTATCCAAAAAATATTCAAGTTTATTAAAGTATTTATCAAAATCATCTACAAACGTATGTAAAGGATGGTGCTGTTCCCTATATCGTAGTATAATCGAAAACACTGCTTCCCTCAACAGCAAAACATCTCTTCGGTCAAAATCATCTGTTTCAAAACCATATGCTCTGAGCAACATCATTGTTTTGTTAAACGTATCCATTGCCTCAGGACCAGCCTCATGATACCCTTCGACAAAGCTTTCAAGATGCCTTGTCCTTTTCATCTTTGGTTCCATCTTCTTCTGACGGAACTCAGCTAGGCTAACGACATTGTCGTTATTCGAGGATTCCATCTTCCTCTTCCTTTGCTAGGACATTGTCTGTAAAGTAAGGAGTGCTGAAGGTTGGAACCATATCAAGTTCAGTGAACCCATCGTCCTTCATCTCCTTCACTAGCTTTAGGGCATCTGTCTTACTGAGGTCGAAGAACTCAATGATACCGCCATCAGCGTTACGAACAAAAACAGAAAAGGTATTAGAAGCCATTTGCAAATCCTATAAAGAAGCCAATGAACCAAGGAGCGAGAGCAATAATGACAAGAGCAATTAGAAAGCGCTTCATTACCAGACCCTCAAGAGGACAGTGAACTCATTCAGTCGACCATTCATTGGCTTGGCGACAGCCTTGATAGCATCGAACTGCTTGTTGAGCTGAGGCTTCGAAGCATTCATTACCACCTTGAGGAACTCCTCAGGCTTCCGAAGCTTCTTAGACACACACTGCTCAATGTCGATGTTGAGGAGGCTCGAACGCTTAAACTGGATGTTACTACCAACATAGCGGCCAAGCTGACGAGTCTTAGTATTGAAGACCCAAAGTTGCTCTGAGCCAAGAACCTTCTGAGGATGGACTGAACCAACCTTGAACTCGGTAGACTCCTTCAGGTACTTGACCTTCGACAACATCTTCTCGACGTTCGGCTTACGGACCTTACGGACACGAGCAGCCTTCTTAGTCTGCTCAAGCTGAGCAAGATCAGATTCCAACTTCTCGTAGAATGCAACAAGGACCTTGATAGCCTTCTTACCATAGGCCTCATAACATTCGACAACAGCAGGGTCGCCATCCTTGAGAAGAGCCATTTCGTTAAAGCTGAATTCAAACGCTTCTCGAATCATGCGAGCGTGGCCAGCCTTACAACCTTGGCCATTCAAGTAGTCATAGATGTTATCATCGTATGGCTTGCCAGCAATGAAGTTATCGATCTGCTCATCAATCCAAGCGACATATGGAGTACAAGACTCCTTCAGACGGTCACGAATCGAGATGACATTGGTCGGTACAACATCTTCCTCTTCCACATAGGTAGAGGATTCAATTGCCTTCATTGCGAACGCAATCACCCGAGCCTGCTCGCCAGTTGCTACACCACGAGATTCCATTCGGGCGATTGCAGCAATGGCACGAGGCACATCACCATTCGTAGCCTTGGCAATGTCGCTCTTAGAGAACGACTTCTGCTGGGCAAGGAACTGCCGCAACCAAGTCTTATAGTTGCCATCATCGCTATTGTAGTTGTACCAGTTAAGAGCCTCGATGAGGTTCAACTTGGTAGGTTCAGTAAACGTCGGTTCTTGGCCGAGTGCCCGAGCAAGAGAATCGTTACGCTGCTTTGCCATAAATCTTACTTTTTACCTGTGCTATGTGCTTACATTGATTACGGAATTCGAAACCTGTACAAGTGCAGGACCACTTCCCACCCTTGGACATTACATTATACACGTTACCCTTACTGCCGGCAACAGTGCATTCAATAGTTAGTAATTTACTAAACTCAGTCTTGTTGAGAGCCTTACCTTCTAAGATCTCAAGGTCAAGGACCCTATGAGTATAGATGAGCGATATAGGATGATAATGGCGACCGGTCTCAACAGCAAATGTGTTACCAACCTCATTCTTCCAATATACAGGAATCGGTACGACCCTACCCATATGAGTGTTATCATCCCATTCTCGTCCAGCAACGTTGCTCGGATACCGAGTCGTTACCTTAACGAGAGAACCTATAGAAGGGATCTGCATTAGCGGACCTTATACTCGCCGTTCCTGTAATCTCGAATGATGCGACGAACTTGGGCAAGCGGAATGCCAAGTTCTTCGGCAATGACCTCCTTATCGAGGTGGTCTACAAAGAACATTTCAAGAACCTGCATATCAAGAACCATAACTGCTTCGCTGATATTCATTAGGCAAGCACCTGGATGCGCGGCTCGCAACCCTTCTCATCAGCGAGGTCATCGAAGAACTCGTGACCAGGAAGCGGAGCAGTGAAGAAGTCAGAGAGAGCCTTCTTGTCAGCCTGACCCTGCCACACACGCTTGACAGTCTTAGCACGGAACGTGCTATCCATCTCACTGATGCCGACGACGAGGCCGACATAGTAGCAGTCGTTGATACCAACGAAGTCAAGGCTCTTGACGACGTCACCAATTCGTACTTGTTGTTTGTTTTCCATGCCGTCCATTATACACTGTTGGTCAATAGATGCAACAGCAACAGCTCCTTTAGAATCAAGGAGTTACACGTGT